ATGACATCGCACACCACCTGTCGCAGGTGAACCGCTTCGCCGGCGCGGCCAAGTACCCGTACTCCGTCGCTCAGCACACCATCTTGTGCGTCCAGCTGTGCGACCACATCTACGCGCCGGTCAACGTGCATCCCGCGAGCTACGCCGCGTGGGCTCACCACACGCTGCTGCAGCACGTGCTGCTGCACGACGCGCCTGAGTACATGCTAGGCGACGTGATCCGCCCGGTGAAGAAAGTGTTGCCGGCGTACGACGAGCTCGAATACAAGCTCATGCAGGTGATCGTCGAGCGGTACATCGGGCCGAGCCTCCGCCTGATACCGCAGGGCCCCGAGCGGTTGAAGATCATCGACGATCTGGCCTGTGCCACGGAGGCCGCGGTGCTGCTGCCGAACAAGGAGCCTTGGGCGGGTTTCCCCCCGCCGTACGAAGGTTTCGCGCACCTCGTGGCGCGCATGGCGCCTGAAGACGCCGCGCGCAAGCTGCGGAAGCTGTTCCGAAAGTACCTTGGAGAGTGATCATGGTTGATAGCACACCTGACTGGCGCGCGGCCCAGACGGCCGCGCAGAAGGCCAAGTACGCCGCGCAATACGAGGAAGCGGCTGAGCTGTACAAGCAGCTTGGCACCGTAACCGCGGTGGCCGAAGCGCTGGGCGTGAACCGCAAGACGGCCTACCGGCGCCTCGCGAACGCGCGTCAGCAGGGCGCGTTCGTGGACCCCGCGATGCAGGCAGCCATGGATATGGTCGGAGCCAAGGCCGAGGCACGACTGGCATGGGTCAAGACCAAGCTCGCGAAGGGGCAGACCGGCACGGAGGTGTCCGTGCTGGTGACGCGCTCGCCGGAGATCGAGGAGCCGCCGGAAGACGTAGCGGAGCGCATCTCGGAGATCATGAGCCACCTGCCCCGGGCGGTCATTCCGGCGCCACCCGCGCCGCCACCGACGGACGATCCGCGGTTCGGTCTTATCCCGGCCAACGACATCCACAGCGGTGCGCTGGCGTGGGGCCGGGAGACCGGGTCCGGCGACTGGGACGTCAATATCGCTGTCGAGCGCATCGTGAAGTGGTCGTCTGCGCTGCTGCACGCCCTGCCGAAAGACCTTGACGAGGTGATCCTGCTGTACAACGGCGACACGCTGCACGCGAACGACGAGAGCGCGAAGACGCCGCGAAGCGGGCACGTGTTGGACGTCGACGGCCGGTTGTTCCGTACGGTGGACCTGACCACGCTCGCGCTGGTCACCGTGACGGACATAGCCGCCGCGATGTTCCCCCGGGCGCGCGTGGTCATCAAGCCCGGAAACCACGACCCCAACTCGTACGTGAGCTTGCTCATGGGCCTGAAGTGGCGGTACTACGATACCGACCACGTGATCGTCGACACGAGCCCGAGCGGCTTCTGGGCGTACCGCCGGGGCAAGACGCTGCTGTTCAGCCATCACGGGCACACCGCCAAGCCTGAGCAGCTGGTTCTGGCGCTGGCGGACCAGCACCCCGAGGAGTGGGGGCTGACCCGCAACCGCTACGTCTGGACCGGGGACAAGCACCATCGCGGCGCCAAGCGCATCGGCGGCGCGATGTGGGAGCAGGCCAGCTGCATGACTGAGCGCGACGCGTACACCGCGACAGGCGGCTGGACGAACCATCCCGAGCTGCAGGCAATCGTGTACAGCGAGCAGCGGGGCGAGGTGCAGCGCCACCGAGTGGCCGCCTAGCTGTAGTGCCGTGTTGACGACCGTGTACCATAGCTGGTACAACGTCTGACATGGACAACGTGAGCAAACCTTCGCGACGCGCGAGCGCCGCACTGAGACAAGCTGACACCGACCTTGCCGCCGTGCTCGACACGACGGCGGGTCGGCGGGTGCTCATGCGTCTTATCGACGGCACGGGCGTATTCGCCCGCTCGTTCACAGGAGACGCGAACACATTCTACCGGGAAGGCCGACGCTCTGTGGGCCTAGACCTTGTCGAGCACATCGAGCGCGTCTCGGCGGGCTCGTTTGCGAAACTGCAGCAGGAGGCGCTGGCACTTCGGATGCAGCACGAACAGATCGACCAGCACGGAGAACGCGATGAAGAATGACATTCTGTTCGCGCTTCTTTCCAACTGGCGTCGCGGCCCGCTGTTCAACGCAGCTGGCGAGGGCGCAGGAGGCGCAGGAGCAACAGGAGCAGGCAGTGGCGCAAACGGCGGAGGCACGCAAGGTGCCGTGGATGCCGGCGCTTCGGGCAACGGTGGACCGCAAGGCGATGGGACCGGGGCTGGTGGTGACGCGACTGGGACGACGACTACCGCGGCCGACCCCGCGGCATGGGTCTATGAGCTGAGCTATCCCGATGCCTTTGGCGTCGAGGGCGAGCGGCTCGAAGAGTGGACGAGCCATCTTCGTGAGATTGGCGTGACGCCCGAGCAGGCGGCCAAGATCGCGGAGAAGGAGATCGCGTGGTTCGAGGCGAACCAGCAAGCTACGCAAGAGCTGCTGAAATCGTACGATGCACGCGTCACCGAGGACAAGTTCCTGTCGGAAAACTGGGACTTGACGCTGAAGCGTATGGATGCGGGCATGACGGCCGCCAAGGTCAGCGATGACTTCCGTGCGTTCCTGCAGTCGCCGGAGGGCATCGTAGTGGCTGCCCATCCCGACATCCTTCGGGCGTTCGCCATGCTGGGGCAGCTGAGCTCGAACGACAAGTTCGAGACCGGCGCAAGCACGCAAGACAGTGTGCCGGCTCACCGCAGCTGGTACGGCAACACCACCCCCGAGACAAAGAGAGGCTAAGATGGCAACCATTGGCAACAGCTACCTGACGCTCGCTGATCTCCGTCGCCAGCAGAACCGCAACGACGAGATCGCCGACATCATCGAGATCATGGGTCAGCGCAATGACTTCATGACCGACGCACCGGCTATCGAGTGCAACCAAGGTCACGAGCACCTGACCACGATCCGCGCGGGCCTGCCCGAGCCGACGTGGCGGCGCCTGTACGAGGGCGTGCAGCCGACCAAGGGCACGACCACGCAGGTCACGGATGCGACCGGCTATCTGGAGGACTGGAGCGAAGTCGACGCGAAGCTCGTCGAGCGCGCGAAAGACCCGCAGAAGTTCCGCATGAACGAGGCCAAGGCGCACCTGCAGGGCATCGCCCACAACGTCGCGTACAACGTGATCTACGGCAACACCGCCACCGAGCCTGAGAAGTTCGATGGTCTGGCTGTTCGCTACAGCTCGCTGGCCGCGGCCAACGGCAACCAGATCATCGACGCCGGCGGCGTCGGTTCCGACAACACGTCGATCTGGTTCATCACGTGGGGCGAGAATGCCTGCCACCTGCTGTACCCCGAAGGCTCGCCTCTGGGGCTGCAGCGCGACGACATCGGCAAGGAGACCAAGGAGAAGTCGGACGGCTCGCTCTATCAGGTCTACCGCGAGAAGTTCTCGCAGGATGTAGGGTTGTCGCTGCGCGACTGGCGGCAAGTGGCGCGGATCGCGAACATCGACATCAGCAACCTGACGGCCGACGCCTCTGCGGGCGCCGACCTGATCAACCTGATGATCGACGCCTACTACCAGCTGGACAACCCCGGCGCGGCAGATGGCAACGTCGTGATCTACGCCTCGCGCACCATCGCGAAGTTCCTCCACAAGCAGGCGATGAACGAAAAGAACGTTCGCCTGTCCATCGAGGACTACGCCGGCCGGCCGACCACGATGTTCCTCGGGCACCCGATCCGCCGCGCCGACGCGCTGCTGGAGACCGAAGCCCGGGTCGTCTGATCCCTGAACGTGTGGGCGGCGCAAGCCGCCCATGCTCAACCCTAGGAAGGTAAAAGGAGAGCTGTCATGCTTATGGACCTTCAGAGCATGTTCTCGGATAAGCAGGCGATCACCGCCGACGCCGCGTCCACGAACGTGATTGACCTTGGCGCCCCTGAGACGCCGCTGTTCGCCAAAGCCCCTATCTCGCAAGACGTGGGTAAGGGCCGTGCCATCCCTGTGCACATTCAGGTGGTCGAGACCTTCAACAACCTGACCAACGTCGTGGTCAGCTTGCAGGTCGACAACGACGTGGCCTTTGGCTCGCCGAAGACTGTGTCCTCGGTCACGGTGCTGCTGGCCGACCTGAAGGCGGGCAAGCGCATCCCCCCGTTCTACATCCCCGAAGGTGTGGACGAGCGGTACGTGCGCCTGTTCTACGACATCACCGGCACTGCGCCCACCACGGGCAAGATCACCGCCGGTCTGGTGTTTGGCCGCGCCAACTGGGCCGCCTGACGCAGGCGGCTGACGCATAGAGAGCCGCCTCGCTACCCGACCCGGGGCGGCTCTCTAACAACCCCCGAAGCAGGAGATACACATGTCGGACATGGAAAAACCCGCCGGCGAGCCGGTTGTGGTCGTTGCGATGAAGCGAGGCTTCTACAACGGAAAAACGCGGTACGAGGGCGAGCGCTTCGCGATCACGGACGAAGCGGCTTTCTCGAAGAAGTGGATGGCCAAGCCGGACGACCCGGCTGTGCAGGAAGAGGTTCGCGTCCTCGAGACTTCGTACAAGCAGACGCGCGCGCGGGAAGCCACTCGCGACATCACGGACGAGCAGCTGCTGGCCGAGATCGCGCAGAGCTCTGGCGTGGTGGCAGCACTGCGCCTCGAGAACGCCCAGCTGAAGGAGGACAACCGTGCGCTTCGTGAGCAACTCGACGCAGCCATCGGCGGACAGACCCGCGAAGTTCGTGGCGAAGAGGGCTCAGCTCGTCGCCGCGGGTCCAGTCAAGCCGCGGCGCTCGCAGCCAGTGAACCTGCCGAAGCCGGAGAAGGCGAGGGGGAGGCGGACAACGGCGAACCCGGAGGTGCCGGCGAAGCCGCGGGATACGGTGAGGGGGACGCGCCGGGCCCGATCCGCCGGCGGCGCTGAGCCGACCGACGTATGATCTTGAAGGAGATGCTCTGCCATGTCTAGTTCGCTCCCCAACGACGTAGCGATTTGCAACCTCGCGCTGGTGGGTCACCTTGGCAAGGCCAGCATCTCCTCTTTCACGCAGTCGAGCACCGAGGCTGTCCGCTGCGCGCTGTTCTATCCCATGGCCTGCGAGGAGATCGCGCAGGCGTCTGATTGGAGCTTCCTGCGCGAGCTGGTGGCGCTGTCCGAGATGCCCAACGACCTGCCCGAGGCGTACGGCTTCAAGTATGCCTACCCGCAGCGCGCGCTGAAGCTCATGTACCTGTACGATCCCAGCTTCCCGAAACGACCGATGAAGGACTACCTGATCGGCTCGGGGGCCATCTACACGAACGTGTCGCCGGCGTACGCCCGGTACATCACTCTGGAGGACCGCGGCCCCGAGACGTGGCCGCTGCACTTCAAGAAGGCCGTCGCGGCGAAGGTGGCAGAGCTGCTGGCACCGGGCTTTACCCGGCGCAAGGATGATGTAAACGCCATGCGCGACATGGCACAGCAAGAGCTCGCCCGGGCCATCGAGAACGACGCCTCGCAAGAGCACACGTCGTACACCGACGACGAGACCTATGTCTACGGCGTCGACGGCCAGCAGGCCAACCCGCCGAGCTACGACGGTTCCACATTCTGGCGGAGGTGATATGCCTACCAGAGTTTTCCAGCCTAACTTTTCCGGCGGCATCCTCGGCGAGGGGATGTACGCCCGCACGGACACGAGCAAGTATTCTTCCGGCGTCAAGGATGCCGTGAACATGCTTATCCGCCCGCAAGGCGGGATGGTGAACCGGCCGGGTTTCGAGATCGCGTCGGGTTTTGACACGAGCGGCGCCAGCAAGGTGCAGTGGCTGATCCCGTTCACCTTGACGAACCAGAGCACCGCCATGCTGGAGTTTGCGCCCGACCGCGCCCGCGTGATCTTCGAAGGTGCCTACGTGCTTGACAGCTCGTTCACCGCGAAGGCTGTTAGCGCGGTCGTTTACGCGAACCCGGCAAAGCTCACCATGGTGAACGGCGCGGCCGCGGCCACGTACGCAATCGGAGACTTGGTGTACCTGTCGGACCCTGCGGGCTCGCTCGTCATCGGGGAGCAGGTGCTGCGCGTCAAGACGATCTCGGGGGCCGACATCACGTTCGAGGCCTTCGACAAGAACACGCTCGACATGTCTGCGGGTGCCGTTGGCTGGGGCACGCTGGGCGCGGGGGCCACGCTGGCCAAGGTCTACTCGTTTGCGCATCCATACGCCGAGGAGGACATCCCGTTCGTGCGATTTTCGCAGGACAACCTCGACATGTACCTCGCACACCGGAAGTACCCACCGCAGAAGCTCACGTTCACGGCGCTGACCAGCTGGGCTATCGCGCCGCACAGCTTTGCACCCGCTGTCGCCACCCCCGCCACGCTGACGCCGACGCCGTCGCCCGCGGCGTCGCAGTCGCTAAGCTACGCCGTAGCGGCGCTGGCGGCCGAGACGCTCGAGGAGGGCCTGCCTAGGATCACAACCATCGGCAACGGGTCTTTGTCGACCGGCGGCAAGACCAACCTTGCATGGTCCGCAGTGGCCGGCGCGGCGCTTTACAACGTGTACCGGCAGGAGGCCGGCGGATACGGCTACATCGGCACGACGGACCAGTTGGCGTTCGTCGACAGCAACATCACGCCGGACCAGTCGGTGCGGCCAAAGACCGCGCGAAACCCTTTCGGGTCGGCCAACAACTACCCGGGCGTCGTGTCGTTTGTCGAGCAGCGCCTCGCGCTCGCGTCGACGAACAACCAGCCGCAGCTGATCGAGATGTCGAAGACCGCTGGCTTCACCAACTTTGCGGTGAGCTACCCATCGCAGGCCGATGACGGCCTTCGCTTCAGGCTGCGCACGCGCGAGCTGAACGACGTGCGGGCCATGGTGTCTGGGCGGGCGCTGTTCGTGTTCACGTCGTCGGCAGAGTGGGTTGTTACCGGGAACGACAACGAAGGTGTTCTGACGCCGTCGTCCATCGTGCCCCGCCCGGAGAGCTATTTTGGATCGTACGATATAGAGCCGCTGGTGGTGGGCGACGTGGCGATGTTCGTGGACCCGTCGGGCTCGACGATCCGCGACTTTCTGCTGACACTGAACCCCAACGCCGAGAGCCAGTCGCGCGAGCTGACCGTGCTCGTCGAAGAGCTGTTCGAGGGCCGGGAGATCACGTCGTGGTGCTACACCTCGGCGAATGATCGCACGGTGTGGGTGACGCTCAGCGACGGCTCGCTGCTGTCGCTGTGCTACATGAAAGAGCACGACATCTGGGGCTGGACCCGGCACGTGCTGGGCGGCGTGGACCCGTTCGTCTATCAGGTCGCGTCGGCGCGCGAAGGCGTCATCGACCGCCTGTACGCGGTCGTCGGGCGCGAGGACGCGATCACCGAGCAGGAAGTCGTGCAGGTGGAGCGCATGGCGCTGCGCCGGGACCGTAACGCATTCGAGCCTTTCTTTGTCGATGCCGGGCTGACGTTTCGCGATGACGTAGAGGCGGCCACCCAGCTGTCGGGCCTGCTTCACTTGCGCGGCCAGACCGTGGTGGCATTGGCCGACGGCGACGTGGTGGAGAACTTGCAGGTGAACGAGGCCGGCATCGTCGAGCTCGGCATCGCGGCCAACTGGGTGCACATCGGTCTCCCTTACTCCGCATACCTGCAGACGCTCCCGGTCGACTTCGAGACCGAGCAGCTCGGCTCGATGCAGGGGCGTTTCAAGGCGGTAGGCGAGGTGGCGGTGAACCTGAAGCGCTCGCGCGGCACCAAGGCGGGCGTACGCCTAGGTGACCTGAACGAGCTGATCGAGTGGGACGCCAGCATGGTGAACGGCCCGATCCCGCTGCAGTCGCGACAGGTAAACATGACCGTGCCCGGGGACTGGGTGCGGGACGCGACGGTCTACGTCGTGCAGGATTACCCGCTGCCGATGACTGTTCTGGGCGTCGCCCCTGAGTGGGAGCCGGGGGAATAGACAACCCGCACCGCGGGTGGTATAGCAAGACTGCAACCCTAAGCGCAGGAGTACGTGTCTTCCTTCAGGCAGCATTGGGCATCGTCGGACTGGGCGCGTCTCTGATCGGCGGTCGTAAAGAGGCAAAGGCGGCCGAGGCATCTGCGAAGGCGCAGGCGGCCGTCGACGCCGAGAACGCAAAGCTCGTCGATCTTCAGATCGGCGACGCGATCTTCCGCGGGGAGCGGGAGGTCGGTCAGGTCGTGCGCGAGGCGCGGGCCGCGGTCGGCCGGCAGCGTGTGGGCGCAGGGTCGGCGTACCTCGACTTGTCTTTCGGCTCGCCTCTCGACGCGATCTACATGTCGACCGACAACATGCGGCGCGACATGGAAAGTCTGAAGCGGAACACGCAGGGCGAGGTGACCGACCTGCAGCGGCAGAAGGTCAACTACACGGCGCAGGCCGCGGCCTCGAACCGCACGGCGAAGAACGCCCGCACGGCGGGCACCATCCGCAGCATCGCTGACGCGGCATCCGGGGCCGCAGGCATCTACAAGGCATGGATCGACAGATGACGAACGCCCCCGTGTACAAGTCGCAGATCGGAGACCGACCCGTTGCGCAGGTGAGCTTCCGCAATGCGGTCACGCCGGAAAGCGAAGGCGCCGGCGTAGGCGCGGCGCTGCGCGGCGTGCAGGGAGCGACGGAGAGCTGGCAGGTTGTTCTCGCGGCGCGCGACGAGCTCGAGCGCGACGCTCGCGTGCGCACCGCCACCGAGACGTTCCGTGCGAACGCGCGCGAAGTAGTGGCGGGCCCCGGCGGGTTTATGTCGCAGACGGGCGAGGCTGCGATGGGCGGGCAGCGAGAGGCGGCGATGGACCGCCTCGAGCGCAGCCGCAACGAGGTTGCGGCCACGCTACCGCCACGGGAGCGCGAGGCCTTCATGGCGCGTACGGCGGATTACGTCGTCGGGCAGGGCGACCGCATGGCCGAGCACGAGAGCCAGCAAAGCCGTGAAGCCATCGTCACCGCGCGCAACGCCACGATCACGGGGCTCACTGAAGACGCGCTGGACCAGTGGGACAAGCCGGAGGTGTTCGAAGCCAATCTCGCCGAAGCTGTGCGCGAGCAGAACGATCTCGCCGCGCTGCAGGGTATCCCGCCCGAGGCCGCGGCGCGCGCTGCTGAAGAGCTGGTGATGCAGACGCTGACCCAGAAGGCAGTGCTGATGGCGCTCGACGACCCCGAAGCGGCGATGCAGTTCATCGAGAACGAGCCTCGGCTCACCGAGCAAGCCAAGGCCAAGATCACCGAGACGCTGGGCCCGGCGGTGCAGCAGCATCGCGTCGACAGCTACATGTCGCAGTTCATCGTCACCGGGTCGACCAGCGGCTTTGTGGCCAGCACGGCGCAGCGGGAAAGTGGTGGTGGCGCCAACCGGCAGAACCCAAACTCCTCGGCCGGCGGGCTGTACGGCTACCTCGACAGCACGTGGCAGACCAGTCTGGCCGCGGCGCAGGCCGCCGGCGCGCTGCCGCCAGAGTACGCCGGCAAGCCGCTGGCGGAGCTGCAGGGCCTGAAGAACGACGATGTGCTGGCGACGGCTGTCATGAGCTTCGACGAGCAGCGCTACGAGCGGGCCATCGCGGCGACGGGTGCCCCGGTGAATGACGTGTCCAAATACATGCTGCATCACTTCGGCTTTGGCGCGGGCCCAGCCATGCTCAGCGCCATGCAGACCAACCCGGGCGCGTCGGCCAAAAGCGTATACGACGCCAACGGGTGGAATTGGGATGCGGTCGTGAAAGCCAACCCCGGCGTGTCCTACGATATGACCGTGGGCGAGGTGTACGCATACTCAGGCGCGCACATTGGCCAAGGCGGCGGGACACCGGGGCAAGGCATCGTCCAGTTCGACTTTGCGGGGGCGTACGCCTTCGCGCAGACTATCGAAGACCCGGCCACACGCGACGCGTTTCTGAAGCAGGTGGAGGCGCGCGAAGCCACGGAAGCCAAGCGCCGGCAGGCTGCCAGCGGGCAGGTCATCGACGCGGCCACCACGCGGTACTTCGAGACCGGGGACGCGAACCTCACGCTGGCCGAGCAGCTGACACTGGGGTTGAGCGGATCGACGGCGTTCCGCAACATGGTGACGGCCGACCAGAGCGGCAAGCTGGTGACCGATATGGGTACGTACAGCTTGCTCATGGAAATGGCTGCGTCGACCGACGCCAAGCGCCGAGCCGAGTTTGCGGCAGAAGGCTCCGTCGAGAAGTTCATCGACAAGCTGTCGAAAGACGACTACCGGGCCTTCGTCACCGAGCGCGCGCGGGTGCGCGCGGAGCTGGAAGGCGTACGGCTCACGTCCGAGCAGCTCGAGCGCAACCCGGCTATGGCGGTCCCGGTCAAAGACGAGCACCGCAAGATCATAGGTCGGCATCTGGATCGCGTCGGCGTGGCGAGCGGGGCTGACAACGCCGCGCCGCGCGCGCAGGCCGAGTACAACATGGAGGTGCGCCTCCGGCAGCAGATGATCGACTTCTGGACGACCAACAAGCGGGCCCCGACCGAGGAAGAGGTCGACGACATGCTGTACGCCCAGACGCTGCCGGTCTCGCCCGGCGGCACGTTCGGGGCCGCCCCCACGCTCATGTTCCAGTTCGACACGCTACCGGACGGCGCGATCCCCGACCCGCAGGTCACGTACGAGGCTATCCCGGCGCAGGAGCGGGCGCAGCTGACGTCTCGGCTGGCCACGGTGCTTGGCCGGACGCCGACGCCTGAAGAGGTGTCGGCGGCGTACGTGAACGGACGCCTCGTTCGCGGGCAACTTTCACCGGAGCCTCTTGACAGCATGGAGGTACCTATGGAAGTGTACACCTACGGCGTCGGCTTCCTCGGCATGAGCGAGGACGAGCTGCGCCTCCACTGGGAGAACTACGTGAACGGCGTGGCGGCGGGGGTCATCGACCCCGACAAGACCCCGTTCATCCCTGCGCCGTAAGAGCTCGTCAAGGAGTTAACATGACCACCAGCTACCTCGAACAAGTCGCCGGCGGAAAACCGGCGGCGCCTCTCGCGCAGACTGCAGCGCCGACAAGCTATCTCGGCGGGCTGCAGGACAGCGCGAAGGAGCAGGCCCGGCTGGCCATGAACAAGTTTCGCGACACGACCGCCGACATCGCGGCGCTGTCGACGCAGCGCAGCGCGCAGGCGCCTGAGCTGCTGGGTCAAGCTGTCGCACCATCGGCCTTCTTTCAGGAAGGCACGCTCACTGAAGCGTTCCGCCGTGCAGAGGGCGAGCGCCGGCTGGAGCAGCTGAACCCGAGGCTGGCGCAGTGGGCCACGAAAGACCCGGTCAACGCGATCATGGTGCGCGAGTACGGCGAGGAGCTGGGGCTTCTCGGGCAGTCTGTCGAAGCTGCTGCGTACGGCGCGAAGAGCCTTGGCATCACGGCGTACAGCGAGACGTTCGGTTTCGGGCGCACGATGCGCAAGCTGCAGAGCGCCGAGCAGGCGCAGGCCGACGCCGCGGGCGGTGTCGGCGACATTGCGGCCGACGTGGCGGCCGGGCCGGGCGGCGAGGGGAAGGGCACGCTCGAGCAGATCGCCGAAGAGGCGCTCGAGATCGCGCGCAACACCTTTGACCCCACGCGCAGGCTGCGCGAGGCTGTGTCGCGTACGGTGAAATCGTACTTTGCGCCGACCGACGCGGAAGTGGGCAAGCTGCGTACGAAGGCGACGGACGAGCTGCTGGACATGATGAAGTCGCGCGATGACGCGCGCGACGAGTATGACCGTGGCGTGCGTGTGAGCCGCGTCGACCGCCGGCTCGAAGAGATCGCGGCGGATAAGACGCTCAGCACGTGGGATCGTTTCTACGCACAGATGTCCGCGCTCGCGGCTGACCCTGTCGACGGCGCGGCATGGTTGGGCACCACTACGCTCGAGAGCGCCGCGCCCATGGCGGCTGGCGTTCTGACGACTGCGGTCACGAGGAACCCGACGGCGGGCGCTCTCGCGGCGGGTCTCGGGTCTGGGGCGTACTCATACGGGGCGGCGTACGATCAGGTCGCAAAGGCCGCCGGCTTCGACTTGAGCACGAAAGAAGGCGTGACGGCGTTCATCAAGTCGCCCGAGGGTCGTGCGCTGGTGCAGGATCGCGCGGCGACGTACGCCTTTGTTATCGGCTCGATGGACACGTTGTCGGGCGGGATTGCCGGGCGGCAGCTGACGGCCAGCCCGTTTGGCGAGCTGCTGCTGCAAGGGCTCACGCAGGCCGCCATGGGGTCGGGCGGCGAAGCGCTGGCGCTGATGGCGTCGGGGCAGGAGATCGACCCGTTCGAGATCGCAGTCGAGGGTCTGGCTGAGCTGGCCACCGTGCCGGTGGAGGTCTTCGGCGTGGGCGGGCAGGCGCTCAACCGGCGCCGCCGCGACGTGATCGCCGCTCGCAACGCGCAGGGCTTCTTTGCGGCTCTCTCGGGTAACGCTGAAGCGAGCGAGCTGCGCGCCAAGCTGCCGGAGAAGTTCCGCGAGGTTATCGACGAGCTGACCAAGAACGGCCCGGTCGAGACGGTGCAGATCGACACCGCGGGGCTCGACCAACTGTTCCAGAGCGGGGCCATTACCCCGGAGGAGCTGGCCAAAGTGCTGCCCGGGGTAACGCCCGAAGGGCTGGCGCTGGCCATCGCCGAGGGCACCGACATCGTCGTGCGCACCTCGGATTACGCTACCTCGGTCGCGGGCACGCCGCTCGATGTGAAGCTGCGCGAGCACATGCGCATCAACGGCTCGATGACTGCGGCCGAGGTAGCGCTCGCCCGGGAGCAGGCCGACACGGCCATGGCGGACATCGACGCCGCGGTGAAAGAGGTGGAGGCGGGCTCTCGCCGGCTGGTGCAAACGCTGGAAGATGCCCGCACCGGGCTGATCGAGGAGCTGCAGGCGGCGGGCCGTACGCGCTCTGTCGCAGAGGCGGAGGCCACGCAGCTGGTCGTGTTCGCTGAAGTGACCGCGCGGCGGTTGGGCGTGTCTGTCGAAGACTTCCTCGCCGAGAACCCGCTACCCCGCGTCTTCGCGCCGAACGACGGCACGGTTTCCGACGTGCCGGTCGAGAGCCTGCAATCGCTGCGCGCGGCGGGCGGCAGCGAGGCACTGGTGATCGACGCGGCGGCGCGCGCCGCCGGGCTCACTGAGGACGCCACGAACGAGGAGCTGGCTGATGCCATGCGGGCGTACGTCGGCATGGGCTCTGTCGCGCCGGTGACCGGGTCGCAGGAGGACGCCGCGCGGCGGCTCATGGCGCGCGAGGCGCTGAGCCGCACGCTGAACCAGTCGTCCACCGGAAACATTGACAACGCACTCCCGGTCGTGCCGACCGGCGGCGCGAAGGGCCAGACGCTCACTGTGCAGGACATCGCGCGGGCCATGGCGGATGACGTGCTGGCGCGCGAGGGCCGCCGGCTGGACCCGATCAGCGACATGGACGACCGGGCCAAGATCACCGACGACATGCTCGAGGAGCTGGAGTTCCAGCTGTCGACGTCTGAGGACAGCGGGGACAACTGGTACGCCGATGACGTGGCCGAAGCGCTGCGCGTCACCTACGCGTACATCCCCGAGCTCGAGGCTGATCCTACCAAGCGCACGCTGTTCCTTGCGGTGGCCGCGCTGCTGTCGCCGCAGAACAACCCGGTCAACAACTGGGAAGACGCCGTGCAGGCGTTCAGCGGCTACCTGCGCACCGGGAAGTTCGAAGACCGTCGCCCGCACCGCACGCTGCGTAAAGGTGACACGGCCAAGACTGACGCCAAATACGGCGTCAGCTCGGCCACGTCGTTGCCGCTGATCTCGTTCCTGATCGAGCAGCGCGGCGAGCTGGGCGCGCTGGAGTGGCTGCTTATGCCGCACCCGCCGCGGGAGCTGGCCGAAATGCGCCGTGCATCGGGCATCTTCAAAGGCGGCGACCAGTCGCGCAAGTGGCAGGAGTATCTGCCGAATGACGTGGGTCCGAACGATCCGCCTACCCGCGGCATCGCCATGTTCGGGCCCAAGGTCTCGGACTTCATGCTGAACGCGACGGGCATGGACCCGGACGCGGTGACGGTAGACCTGTGGCTGATGCGGACGTTCAACCGGCACCGCGGCGTCTTGATGGACGCGCCGCCGAAACTGCTGGCCGAGGGCGGTATCTACGACCAGCCGACGCGCGCAGACCGCGAGGCGCTGGACGCCATCGTGGGTGAGGTCGCGCGGCGCACGGGGCGCAAGTCGTCGTCGGTGCAGGCGATCCTGTGGTATTACGAGCAGCGGCTCTGGCGCGCGCATGGCGCCAAGACGGACAGCCGCAACTTCAAGCAAGGCGCGGAAGAGGCCGCGAAAAAGAGAGGCTTCAATGTCGACGATCTCAGTGGAAGAGGCGCGGACGGAGGTGTTCAAGGAGCACCTGAAGTGGTTGCGCGCGATGACCGCCAAGTCACAGAAGACGATCTCTACTCCCCGCTCGGAGCAGACTTCTTCGGACGACCCGGGTGGGCGATCCTCACCGCGGACAGCTCCGAGCTTCCTGACAGCGTCCGGGTCTCGCGGAACCGCGAAGCGGAAGGCCAGCTCGTAAGCGATCTCGAGGCGGCAGGCATCCCGTACCGCCGGGTGACCGGCTTCTACGGCACGCCGGAGCCTGAGAACAGCTACGTGATCCTGACGGACGAGGCGACGGCCGCCAAGCTGGGCCGCAAGTACGGGCAGGATAGCGTGCTGACGCGCGACGGCTTCGTGTACACGACGACGCCCCGGCCGAACACGCCGCCCACCGGCCAGCTGCTGACCGGGCAGGCCGCTATCGACAGCGGCTTCTATAGCCGTGATGACAGCGGGCGATACTTCGCGCTCGGCATGGACTTCGACCGCGGCCCCGGCAAGCCGGTGATGCCTCTCGGCGCGTATGAGATGCCGGAGCGGCCGCAGCTTCCTGTGCGCGGCGTCGACGGGAAGGTCGCGCTGTACCACTGGAGCAGCTCGCGTCTGGCGACGGTGGACCCGGAGAAGGTCGGGACCGGGCCGCTGAAGAACGCGGTTGACCGTGGCGTGAAGCAGTCGTTCTGGGGCGTCAACCCGCGGCCCGATCTGCGCACGCCGGGGACCGGGTACGTCAAGGAAGCACGGCTCGGCGACAAGATGCACGTGGCGCTGGTCGACCCGGAGGCGCTGTACCCGTGGTTTGAAGACCCGGACGGACTGCGCCCGGCTGAAGGCACCGAGGGGCAGAAGGACGTGGTGCAGCGAGAAGCCATCAAGAAGGCTGGCTACTTGGGCGCGTACTTCACCGATGACGGGAACGGTAGCGTGCCGAACGGGAACGTGGCGGTGTTGTTCGAGCCTGTCGACGTCACGGCGGTCCCGTCGGCCGAGGAGTTTCTGGCGGGGCGTACCGGCGTGGCCAACACGTCGCTCATGGTCGACGAGGCCGTAGCGGTGTTCGACAACGCTGTGCGCGCGGCCCAACCCGCTCAGTCGCTCGACGATCTGGTGGCGCGCGGCGCCGCGGCGCAGGACGAGCTGGTGGCCAAGGTGGGCGCTGTGGCGGAAGAGCTCGGCCTGTCGTTTAT